TGGTGAGAAAGTATGGGTGATGATTCATGCACTAAGTGAATCTAAAATGGAAGAATTTCCCCTAGATGATGACTACGACGCTTGACAAATTGTGTGTACTGATATATAATTTACTTAACGTAATTTCCTTGTTATGTATGAACCAGAAGTCAACGATTACGTCATTTGGGAAAGACCGAATACAGACATAATTGATGAGGGTTGGATATACTTTAAAGGTGACAAATTAGAGGATAAAAAAGGATTTAAACCGCACGTGAGATACTTAACAATAGAGGTTGCAATTAGGGAGAAACCAGTATGCAAAACCTCAGACAAATTCAGGAAGAATCATAACACTTTTAAGCACAAATATATACACACATTATTATTATGTAACGATGCTAATTGGAGTGAACTAAAGTATGTCAAATCAAGACAAAATGCACACTCAACTGAATATTTTCAACGATCAATCTGAAGGCCTAATTAACAACAATGTAACCGAAGATTGGGATGGGTTAATATATACTTTCTGTTATCACAGTAAGGATAACATAGTGAATGGATTTGTATCAGAATATTGTATAGAATCATGGGGCAAATCTAACACACTAATGTTAATGAATTTGTTCAAAGATTACAAGTATAGTATAACAGTTAGAAAGCATGAATTGCCCCCTAGTTAGTAATAACAATAATGGGGGTATTTCTGTGGAAAACTATCATTTTCTGTGGAAAAGTAGTGGAATAAGTGTTAAAAACGTTTAATTAAATGTAATAGCGTTGTTTATACATTGTAGAATATTGTCTTCAGAAAGTGTTATAAATACCCTGTTAATCGTCTGATCTTATAGTGATCTTAGCGAGCATAACATGGAACGGAGTTCTTGTCAACTACTCGCTACACGGTTTGTAACATATAAGGGGTTGCAATTGGCAGTCTTATAAGTTATAATTAGTATAGGACAATCACTCGAAGGTTATGTACACTAACTCTGCTGATGATTTACAGCGTATTCGTGTTACTTTAGACTTTGAAATTGACGGCAATTCTTTTCATCCTAATCAGATAGATTACCACAGTCTATTTGATATAAATGATGACAAAGAGAAACTAACAGTAACCGTCGAGAATTTGTCAGTGGACATTGATACTTTATGGGAGCAATCTTATGGCCTGATTAACAACAACTGATATGGACAGTTCTTAACATTTAGTTGACAGATTACAGTCCTTATGTTATAATCAGAAATGACAGTATTGGGCGTTTCGTTGATGCCGCCGCCCGTCCCGATGCGTTTAAAAAAAGTACCTAACGCTAACCTACAAAAGTCTGCTTTTAGCATATAAAATTTCTCGCAAATTTTTTCTATATAAAAAACCCCGCCTATATTTTTTTATGTACAGATTTTTCCGCCCTTGGGGTTTTTACGAAGATCATTTTCAAGAAGATGGATATAAGTTAAAGAGGTTAATAGTTAAACCTCAACAGAAGTTGTCGTTACAGTATCATTATAAGAGATGTGAGCATTGGGTATGTGTCAAAGGGTATGGGAAGATAATATTAGGAGAAGATACTTTAAAAGCCTATCCTGGTAAATACTTCTATATCCCCACCAAGGTGAATCATCGTATCATGGCAGGAGACGAAGGTCTTACTATTATCGAGGTTCAAGTAGGTGATGAGTGTATAGAAGAAGACATTGTGAGGATCGAAGATGACTATGACAGAGTTTAGTTACCACATATATGCTAAGGGAGAAGTACTCTTTTATAATTTGAATGAAGATGATTTTAATGTTAGATGGAGTATGTTGAACAGTATGTGTGGCCCTAGTACGCCATTGGGGAAAGTAGCAGACTTAAGTTTTGAGAGAGTCTTATCTTTACCTCCTAAAGGAGACGATAGTTATTAATGTTAAAGCATCATCTTGGTCCTAAGAAAGACTGGACTAAAGAGCAATGGTTAGAACATGCATGGGTACAGAAACATAATCCTTGGATAAGTGATGAAGATAGAGAATATTGGGAGGATAAAATAAAGGAACTTAGTTGACAAATCATATACATACGGTGTATAATGAATGTGATGAGTTAATTATTCATGGCCAAAGGATTTACTGTTAAAGCATCTGCTCCAAAAAAGAAAGAAGCAGAGTGGGATATAGATGCTATTAAAGCTAGAATGAAGGGAAAGAAGATCGTCTTCTGTCTACCAGGCAGAGGATGTTCTTTTGTCTTTTTAAAGAACTTCGTTCAGCTCTGCTTCGACATGGTTCAGAACAATATGAGTATCCAGATTAGTCAGGACTACTCATCTATGGTTAACTTTGCACGTTGTAAGGTATTAGGTGCAAATGTATTACGTGGACCTGAGCAATTACCTTGGGATGGCAAGTTAGAGTATGACTATCAGTTGTGGATTGATTCAGACATCGTATTCACATCAGAGAAGTTCTGGCAGTTATGTGATCTTGCCGTACCTGCTGAAGGTGACGAAAGAGGTATCACTGCTGGATGGTATGCTACTGAAGATGGTTCAACTACTTCTGTTGCACACTGGTTAGAAGAAGATGACTTCCGTAAGAACGGTGGAGTCATGAATCATGAAACCGTAGAGACTATCTCTAAGCGTAAGAAGCCTTTCACCGTAGACTACACAGGTTTCGGTTGGGTTATGATTAAGAACGGTGTTTTTGAAGATAAGAAGATTTCTTATCCTTGGTTTGCCCCTAAGATGCAAGTCTTTGAAAGTGGTGCGGTTCAAGACATGTGTGGAGAGGACGTTAGTTTCTGTTTAGATGCTATCGAAGCTGGATATGATATCTGGTGCGATCCTCGGATACGTGTTGGACATGAGAAAACGAGGGTACTTTAAATCATGGCAAAGTCTAAGGGAGTACTTGGTAACGAGACCGTAGAGGCAAGACCCAAAAAAACTCGACAAGGAAGAGGCAAACATACCAAATATGCGGCCTCGTCTCGAAACAAAGCAGCAAAAAGATATAGGGGACAAGGATGATAGATTATGAACTAATTAACGAGAAACTCAAAAGCGGATTAACACTCCGCTTTGATGTAGGTCTCTCATTTAATATGCCCAATGCCACCCAATGGTTACGTAATGACCCAAACGTCTATGTTATTGGAATCGAACCACATCCTAATAACTTTAAATCTTGTTGCTCGCACTTGGAGACTCTCGATGCGGGGGATAGATGTTACCTTATTGAAGCTGCTATTTCTGATGTCGATCAACCCAGAGAAAAAGATTTCTACGGACTTAGTGGAGATCCTGGCACTAGTTCTCTTTGTAGACCAATTGGACGTTTTGAAAACCTCGTTGACAGGGTATATACCGTCGAAACAATTAGTTTAAGTGAAATTTTAGATAATTTAAATTACACAAAGGTATCAGTACTCAAAACTGACACGCAAGGTAATGACTTAAAGGTACTTAAGAGTGCTGGAGATCATCTAAAGAACGTAGATTTCATCTATGCAGAGTATGATGAGTCAGAAGACTATGAAAATGCTAATACAGGTGAAGAATTAGATAAATTCTTAGAAGAAAGTGGGTTTGAATGCTATAATAGGATCTATGTTGCAGAAAGAAACGGTAAATTAGTTGATTGCGAGTACAGAAATGTAAATAGTACGTCAGATAAGACTGGTCCACGTTGGAATTCTAACTAAAATGGAAGCATCAAACGATTTTTTAGATAACTTAGCAGCTGATCAACACAATAAGCTGCTAAGAGAGATATGGGAAGACGATTTAACCCCTAGAAAGAAGAGAATTCATGATGGAGAACTCCATGAAAGGGCAGTAATACAGGATTTAGAGAACGAAGATCCATATACACAAGACGGAGAACTTTGGAATCCTAATAAACACGCTAAATAATAAAAAATATTAGCGTATAATGCCTGTCCAACGAGTCTCACGTACTTTTAAGGACATTTCTTTGTCTTTCGTACCTCATCCTGTCACTAGGGACGTGATTCCCCTAAAGAATGAGAATGCGATAGCTCGCTCTGTCAAGAATTTAGTACTAACCCACCTACAAGAACGTCCTTTTAACCCAGTTTTGGGTTCAAGGTTAGGTGAAAGTCTATTTGAACTGATGGATACTTCATCGGCATCGCTTATAAGTGAAGAAATCACAGAAACTATTGATAATTTTGAGCCAAGAGTTAAATTAAGGAGTGTAGATTGTACTCCTTATTATGATTCTAACGCATTTGATGTAACACTTGTTTATGATATTGTTGGGATTGATGCACAACCTCAATCACTCAATTTTCTATTAGAATCATTTAGATAAATGCCATTAACTCAATTTACAAATTTAGATTTTGATCAAATAAAGACTCAAATTAAGGATTATTTGAGGGCAAATTCTAATTTTACCGATTTTGACTTTGAAGGATCGAATATGTCGGTCCTAATAGACACTTTAGCGTATAATTCTTACATTACTGCATATAATAGCAACATGGTTGCTAATGAAGTCTTCATTGATAGTGCAACTTTAAGAGAAAATGTTGCTTCTTTGGCTCGTAACGTTGGATATACCCCTAGATCGAAGCAAGCATCAACTGCAAAGGTCAGTTTTTACGTTGATACGTCTGCATATTCAGTTCAACCATTAACTTTAACATTAAAAGCAGGAATTGTAGCTGTTTCTAACACATTTTCAAGTGAGAATTACAGTTTTGCTATAATGAATGATGTAACAGTACCTGTTGTTGATGAAATTGCAACTTTTACTGATGTTAATATTAAAGAAGGGTCATATTTAACTAAAACTTTTACATATAGGGAGACTGGAGACAATGTTCCTATTGAAAAGTTCATTTTACCCAATCAAGGAGTAGATACATCAACAATTAAGGTATCTGTATCACCAAATAATACTGCAACTAACCTAAAAACGATCTATAAGTTAACTAATAACATTATTGACGTTACAAACAACTCTTTAATCTTCCTTTTACAGGAAGTTGCTGATGAAAAGTATGAAATACTCTTTGGAGATGGTAAATTTGGTAAAAAACTCGAAGATTCTAATTTTATAACTGTAAATTACATTTCTACTAATGGCGAAAATGCTAATGGAGTAAATTCCTTCACATTTACTGGAATTATTCAAGATAATTCAGGAGTTACAGTAACTGACGGAATTTCTTTGCTTACAACGACTCAAAAAGCAGAAAATGGGTCTACAATTGAGTCAATTCAGTCAATTAAGAAATATGCACCTCTAGTTTACTCTGCTCAGAATCGTGCAGTGACTGCAGATGACTATAAAGCGATTGTTACCAAGATTTACGCTAATACAGAGTCAGTTTCTGTTTATGGAGGTGAAGATACAAGTCCTCCACAGTATGGTAGGGTCTTTATTAGTATAAAACCCAAAAATGGTAAATATTTGTCTCAAATTGAAAAAATTGAACTTAAGAACAAATTAAAGCGTTATACAGTAGCTGGAATTCTACCAAACATAATAGATCTTAAATATCTTTATGTTGAAATGGATAGTAGCGTATACTACAATGATAATGCTACAAACAGCATTAATGCCCTTAAAACAGAGATTGTTAATACCTTAGATACTTATTCTAGGTCAAGTGAATTAAACACCTTTGGAGCACGATTTAAGTTCTCTAAGGCATTGAACTTAATTGACAAAACTGATAGTGCTATTACCTCTAATATCACTAGAATCTCTATGAGAAGGGATTTAAGGCCTGCTTTAGCAGATTTAGCAACATATGAACTTTGTTATGGTAATGCTTTTAATGTTAATTCATTAAATGGTTATAATATTAAGTCTTCTGGATTTACTGTAAGTGGTATAAGTGGAACGGTTTATCTTTCTGATATACCTAATGCAGACAGGAAGAGTGGAAGGGTAATTTTATTCAAACTACTTGCTTCTAATCAAGTTGCAGTTGTTAGAAACAATATTGGAACAATAGATTATACTAAAGGTGAAATACTACTTAATGCATTGATTATTACATCTACTGTGTTAAGTACTGATCAACCACTCGTACAAATCAGTGGTACACCTAAGTCTTATGATGTTATTGGATTACAGGATCTTTATTTGCAACTAGATAATAGTAACAGTTTGGTTACTATGGTTTCTGATACTATATCTTCTGGTGCTGACATATCTGGATCTAATTACGTTGTTAGTTCTAGTTTCCCTAACGGAAGAGATGATCGGGAATCTCCTTTAGTAAGAGGAGTACCACAGTATTCAACTATAACTGGTACTGAAGCATACACTGTACAAGAAGTTGATACTTCTTATGCAACAACTTATACCACTTCTACAACATTCAATTCTTCTGAAGTAACAGCCAATTCAATCAACGGCGGATATTAATACTAATGATAGAAACAAGAGCCAAAACTTATTCGGTAGTCTCTAATCAGATTCCTGAACAAATTAGAAGTGAGTCTCCACTGTTTGGAGAATTTTTGCAGCAATATTATAAATCACAAGAAGCACAAGGAGCACCTATAGATCTTGCTGAGAATTTAGATCAATATATTAAAAATGATTCATTCCGTCAACAAGACCTTGTTACATCTACTAACCTAGATGGAGCAATAACTGCATTTGATACAACTATTGCAGTTAATTCTACAGTTGGTTTTCCTGATCGTTATGGATATTTAAAAATTGATAATGAGATAATAACATATACAAGTAAAGATAAAAGACAATTCTTTGATTGTAAACGTGCTTTTAGTGCAATTACATCTTTGTTTAATAGTGATGAGAGTGATAGACTTACATTTACCACATCATCTTCTGCATCACATGTTGATGACAGTGTAGTAACTAATTTAAGTAATCTATTCCTTGTTGAGTTTTTTAGAAAATATAAGGAATTATATGTTCCTGGTTTACAGGATAGATCTTTTGTTACTGGACTTGATCAATCTCTTTTTGCAAAACAGGCTAAAGACCTTTATACAACAAAAGGAACAGATGATTCTTTTGAAATTCTGTTTCGTGCTCTTTATGGTTCAAAGGCAACTATTGTAAAACCATATGAGAATACAATTAAACCTTCTGATGCAGATTATAGAATAACAGAAGATTTAGTAGTAGTTGCTCTTTCTGGAGATCCTTATAAACTTATTGGACAGACATTATATCAGGATGCAGTTGACGGAGTTCTTAACTACTCATATGGTTCAATTGCTAATGTAATTTCATATAATAGAGAAGGAAATACATTATATCAAATAAGTTTAGATGCTGGTTCTGATAAAGATATTAGTGAGTCTGGTTCTATCTACGGTAAATTTAGTGTTACCCCTACGACCAGAACTGTAACTAGTGAAATTGCTAATGTTAATACAATTTACGTTGATTCTACAATTGGATTTCCATCTTCTGGAACTTTAGTTATAGGTTCAAAGGAAATTACTTACACTAGTATTACCACAACTCAGTTCTTAGGACTTTCTGATAATACTGCTGCTATTGATAAAGATGCTCTAGTTAGATTAAAGTCTAGCATTTATGGATATGATGATGATGGTAATAAGATAACTGTAAGAATTACAGGTGTTGTTTCTGATTTTGTAATTCCTGGACCAAGTAATCAAATGGTTACTGGGGATTCTATTGATGTACAAAACCTTGGTATTTTAGAAGATACAAAGAAATCATTTACAGAATGGATTTATAATGTTCCTAATATTTTCAATATAGAAACTGTTGAAGATATTGGTAACGGTAATATTAAGATTACTTGTCCAGAAGTACATCTTTTGTATATTGGTGATAAGATAACTCTTATTGATCAAACAACTAGTGCAGAAAGTAGTGCAGAAGTTGTTGACGTACCTTCTAATAAAATTGCAATTCTTAGTGGTGTTGGTTTTATAGATCTAGAACATATATTTAAAGGAAGGAATGAATTAATAAGGGCTGAGGTACTTCCTGCTGTTAAACAACCAACCTATAAGTTTAGTGCAAACGTTTCAAATGCATATGATTTAAATGTAGTTGGTATTGTTAGTGGAGTTCCTTACGCAGGACCATATCATGAGCATAATGGTAGAAAAATGGTGGGACCAACCCATACTGCTTCTCCACATGACTTTATTGAGGGTAAACCAGAACATCAAACTTACGTAACTTCTGCATCTATCCCATTTTATGCTAATCAGCAACTTAATGCTGACTTAAGAGGTATTTCGGTAAAAGTTGCTGCTACTTTTGCAGGTGAAACAATATCTACTTCTAGAAGTCATGACTTTATTACTGGTGATGAAGTTTATTATGTTCCAGGTACTACAACAACATCTGCTTTGATTGATGGAGTTGTTTCTACCTCTACAACAACTTTACCATTATCTCCTTTAACAGAAGGTTCTTACTTTGCATTTAAAGTTGATGATCAATCATTTAAATTAGCATATTCTCGTGCAAACATTGATGCTGGTAAATTTATTGATCTAACTGGTAATAGTGCTGGTATCACTACACATGAATTCGCAAGTAGACTACAAGATAAAGCTATTGACTCTCAAAGACTTGTAAGAAGATTTTCTGAACCTGTATTTGATTCTTCAGGTGATGAGTTTACAACAATACCTGGTGAAAAGACAGGTATGTTTGTAAATGGAGTTGAACTTGCAAATTATAAGTCAAGAGATGCCATTTATTATGGAGAATTGGAATCAATTAACGTTTTGAATGGTGGATCTGGACACGATGTTATAAATCCACCAGAATTACTTATTACTGATAATGCAGGTGTTGGTGCTACTGGACATGTTAATGTCAAAGGTTCTTTTGAAAGAATAGATGTAAAATATGCAGGATTTGATTACCTAGAACAACCACAGATTACTATTAGTGGTGGTAATGGTGTTGGTGCTAAAGCAGAAGCTAAAATGAGACAAGGAACTCATGCTCCTTCTTTAGACGTAGTAGTTGGTGTTAATACTTCTGATAATATTATTGGATTTACCACGTATCACTTATTCAATAATGGTGAAAGAGTATTTTATCGTCAAAACAATGGTACTGCTGTTGGAACTGGAACAACTTCCTTAGGTGATGGTTCAATTTACTTTGTGGGTCTTTCTAGTAACACTGCTATTACATTACACTCTCATTATGATGATGCAATCGCAGGTATTAACACTGTAGACCTTTCTGACAAAGGATCAGGTACTCAAAAGTTTGAGAGTGTTAAAAAGAAGAATGTTGTTGATAAAATCTTTATAACCAATCCAGGAAGTGGTTATGAGTATAAAAAGAGAAGTGTTATTGTTACAGGAATTAATACTGCTACAAATTCCATCAATATTGAGAATCATGGATATCAAGATGGAGAAATATTAACATATGAAACTACTGGAACCACAATTAGTGGTTTGGTAACTACTGCACAATATCAAGCTATTGTTGTTGATAATAATAACTTCAGAGTTGCTCTTGCTGGTGTTGGGGGTACTTTAACTGAGTCATATGATAATGGAACCTATGTTAAGTTTACTGGTGTAGGGGTTGGAACTCATATCTTTAATTATCAACCAATATCAGTTTCAATAAGTGGAGAACTTGGTGTATCGTCTTCTTTAGGCGATTATCAGGCAACTATGATTCCTGTTGTAAGAGGATCTGTCACTTCAGTTGATTTAACCCAAAATGGAACAGGATATGGTAACTCTTCTATTGTAAGTTATAATAGAACACCTAGTATTGATTTTCTTTCTGGATCTGGTGCTGAACTTAGACCAGTTGTTCAAGATGGTAAAATTGATCAGGTAATCGTTACTAGAGGAGGTACAGGATATAATTCTCCTCCAGAAATCATTACATCTGGTATTGGTACTTATGCAACTCTAACTCCAGTCATAGAGGACGGTGTAATCACCTCTGTGACCGTTGTAAGTGGTGGTGTTGGATTTGTTACGGATAGATCTTTCCTAAGCGTAGAGACTGCTGTAGACGCTGCTGGTAGAGCACCTGTTATCGAACCAAAGGTTAAAGCATGGGAACTTGATAATGTAAAACGTTATAAGTCACTCATAAAATTAGATGATGGATTTATGGAGCCTAGTACTGCTACATTTGGGTCACAATTTACCCATTTGTATGCTCCTAGAAAATTAAGAGAGATGTTACCATCTCTAAAATTGAATGGTAAAAAAGACTATGGTACATATGATCTAGAGTATGAAAATGCAGAAGAAGTTTCTGATAATCATTCTCCAATAATAGGATTTGCATATGATGGTAATCCAATCTATGGTCCTTATGGATTTGCTAATATTGATGGTGGTGCTATTAGAAGAATGGTTCCTGGTTATGAATTAAACGCTACTAGGCAAATTGGTCCTAGTGTTGGTGACTGGGAGTTAGGTTCATTTACTAATGATTATACATTTACTAATAAAGGTGACCTAGACAAGTATAATGGTCGTTTTTGTAAGACTCCTGATTATCCAGAAGGTACTTACGCATACTTTGCAACCATTGATAGTTCTTCTCAACAAGATGCTACTTTTGATAAGTATTTTACTCCTATATTCCCATATGCAGTTGGAGAATCATTTAAGTCTAAACCAGATTCATTTAACTTTAGTCCAGACTCAATTACAACAAAAATTGATTTAGATAAAGGTGGATATGTAAGAAATGTCTATCCATACAAACTTTCATTTAATGCTAGTGATTATGAATATGTAAAACGTCCAGATAAAAATATTGATGATTTTGCATCCATAGTTTATGCAGCCACTGGAGGTATAGAGACTGTTAAGGTTGAATCGGGTGGAGTTGATTATAAAGTTGGTGATAGGGTAGTATTTGATAATACAGAAACTGGTGGTTCTAATGCATCATCAAAAGTAACTAAAATTGGTGGAAAGAAATTAGTTAAAATAACTTCTTCTACTACTAAGAAAGAGAATGTTACTTTTGAAGTACTTAATGATAAGAAAACAATTGTTGCTAGAACACCTGCACCTCATGACTTTAAAAACGGTGATTTTGTTAGTGTCTCTGGAATATCATCTCAATCTATAATTAATCTTGATGGTGTTTATAATATTGGTGTTAATACATCAATGTTTAAGTTAGCCACTGGTATTGGTAGCACAGGATCTACTGGTATAGTTACCTTTATTTCTATTAACGGTGATCCTTCTGTTTTACAATCAGATGATGTTATTGGTATATCAACAGAACAATTATATGTTGTAAACGTTGATGAGTTTAATTCTAGAATTCGAGTAATAAGAGAATATGGTGGAACAGTAGGAACTGCATATACTCAAGGATCAATAATTGAAGAGAAACCACGTGCTCTTACTATTAATGCTGGTGTTAATACAGATAAGGAAATTAAACTTCAAAATAGTACTTATTTTAACCCATCAGAAGTAGTAGGTCTAGGAACCACTGCAGGGGTTGGAATTAATAGTGTTATATCTGTAAGTGCTCCTGGTTTGGCAGTTGGTGTTGGTACTTCTGTTGCAATTCCAGCAAGGTCAATTTATATTCCAAATCATAAGTTTACTACTGGAGATTCTTTAACTTATTCTTCTGGTGGTGGAACTGTTGTATCAGTTTCTACTGATGGTATTAATAACTTCAATCTTCCTAGTCAAGTATACTCAATCAACTTGGGTCAGAATACAATTGGATTAACATCAATGCCAGTTGGTATGGGATCTGAGGGTGTTTTTGTTGGTGTTGCTTCTACTGCTGCTGAACAACTTTATTTCCATAGTGTTGGTACTGGAGTAACTCATTCATTAACAACTCAAGATACTCAGTTAACTGGTATATTAGAGAAGGTTGTAGTTACTGCAACTGCTACAACTGCTCATGGTCTTGGAGTTGGTGATACAGTATTCTTAGATGTGTTACCTGGAGTTACTACTTCATACACTGTTAAGTATAATGATTATAATAGAAAGACTACAGTAGGATTAGCAACCTTCCTACAAGGAGATGTTAATACAACTAATAATACTATTAGTGTTACTAATCATGGTCTTAATACTGGAGATCAAGTCATTTATGAATCAACCAGTGTAGTATCTGGTTTAAGTGCTAATACAACATATTATGTAATTAAAGATAGTTCAGATAAACTAAGATTAGCATCAAATTCTTATAATGCTACTATTCAATATCCACTAGCAGTTTCTTTAGCTTCTACTGGAGGAGCAGTAACACATTCTCTTCTTCCTATTAACCCTCTTCTTACAGTTACTAGAGGACAAAAATTAGAACTTAATGTTGCTGATAGTTCTTTAGGAAATGTCTCAGGTGGTACAACGTATTCAGCATTCTCAGTTAATTTCTATAGAGATCAAGATTTTAAACATGAGTTCCTTACAGTAACACCTGATCAATTTGATGTTACTTCTAGTGGAAGTGTTGGTATAACTGGAGGAAAAGTATTATTACAAACTAATGCTCAGACTCCTGAAATACTTTATTACAACTTAACTCCTGTTAATCCAGATAGAATCACTACAGTTCAATCGGAAATTGCTGTTGATAAAACTGTCAACAACTATAACACTATTAAGTTAGTTGACTCTTTATATGATGGCAACTTTAAGTTATCTTCTATAGGATCAACAACGTTTAGTTTTAATGTTCCAAATGAACCAGAAACAGCAAGTTATACAGATTCAAGTGCTCGCTTATCATATGAAACTTCTTCTGCTGGTGCTTTAGGGCCTATAGCGGATATTAAGATAACCAATAAAGGATATGGTTATAATAGTATTCCTGGAGTTTCTACTGTAAGCAGATCATACACAGGAACTGCTGCTACAACTTATGGTAATGGTTGCATCTTAAGAGTAGAAAGTAATTCAATTGGTAAAGTACAAACAACACATATTACCAATCCTGGTTATGAATTCCCATATGATAAAACTTTACGTCCAACTGGAGCATTACCAAGTCTATTTAAAATTGATAGGTTTAGAACTTTAGATCATATTGGAATTACTTCTGGTGGCCATAATTATTCTATTGCACCAAAGTTAGTTGTTAAGGATAGGGTTAGTGGATCAATTTTAGATGAATGTGATATTACTACCGAAGTATCTGGATCAGTTGGTGTTTCTAGTGCTACTATTAAGGAAAATACTAAGAGACTTCAAGATCCTAAACCAACCATAATACCTATTCATAACTCTAATGGAGTTGGTATTGAAACTGTTGGATTTACAACTACTTCTGCAACAGTAGAACTTACTCTTGATACTGATTTTTCTGTTGGTCAAGATTTCCCATTTGCTGTTGGAGACAAAGTTTTAGTTGAAGGTGTGGGTATTGCTACTACTGGATTTGGATACAACTCTAGTGAGTATGATTATAACCTCTTTACTCTTAATTCTATTACTCCTAATTTTGGTGGTGCTAATCCTAGAGTTACTTTTGTTCTAGAAAATGATAATCCTGGTGAATATGACCCAGATGCATCTGCTGGTAGGATAATACCAGAAAAACATTTTCCTGGTTTTGAACCAGTGACCTTAAAAGGTGATTTTAATATCAAAGAAAAAATTACTCAAGAAACTCTTACTGGAACTAAGACTGGTACTGTTATTGGATGGAATAGAAATAATAATACATTAAGAGTTGCTACTGGTGATGTATTTGAAGAAGGTAAGCAAATTGAAGGTGGTTCATCTAATCAAGTTGGATTCGTACAATCAATTGAGAATTTTGAATCTACTTTTGATGTAGGGCCTCTTGTAGAACAAAGACAAGGGAATCAAAATATAACTGGGTTCTTGAATGATTCAAGACAAAGAATACCAGATAATGATTATTATCAATCATTTGCATATTCAATCAAATCACCTGTTCAATATTCTACTTGGAAAGATGTAGTTAGCGAAATAACTCATACTAGTGGATTCAAGAAGTTCTCTGATATGCAGATTGAATCTTTTGATGGAAGACCGAATGATGCAGATGAGCAAGGTGATGGTTCTTATGGTACTGGGGGAGTAGGATTCCCTAATCCTGGTAGGGGTGCTGCTTCTGCATCTGTTGGTATTCAAACAGTAGACATTAAAGTTGATTTATCATCAGTCAGTGATATTGATACTAAGTTAGATTTTGATAATGCTTCAGAATTAAGTGTTGAAGTTGCTGGTATTAGTAGTGCAAATCAAATAACTGTTTCTAAAGAAATTGTTTTAGATAATAAGATTCTTACTGACTATGAGGAAGCAAGAACTAATAGGGTTCTATCTATTGATGATGTTGGTGAATTATTCTCTAGTACTCCTAGAACAGATCCCTTTGAGAAGTTTGATTTTGTAAACAAAGATACCTTCTCTGCCCACAGATACTTCTATCATGTAAAAGATACACGTTATACTGGGGAGACTCAAACTGGATTCTTCAATGTTGTCCAAGATGGTACTTATGCATATATTAACCAGTATAGCATCGATAGTTCTGGTTTCTTAGGATACTTTGATTATGTGTTTAGTGGTGCGTTTGCTAATGTAAACTTCTATCCAACTAAGTTTGAATTAAACAATTACGTTATTGATTTTATTTCTGTTGACTTTAACAGAATGACTGGTGTTGGAACTGGTGCTGTTACTGGGATTGGATCCACATCTATAGGAGATTTGGTCACAGTTACTGGATTTACCACAACGACTGCTATTGGAGCAGCAAGTAGTATTCTTGGAATCAGTTCAACTAACTCTGCGGCTAATAAAGTAATAGTTGAAGTTGTGCAAACTACTGCTGGTATTGCTACGCATCAATTGGCAGAAATTAATATTGTTCATGATAATAGTGGTAATGATTCTGGTACAGGATTTGTTGATTATGGTGCTTTCTGTAGTGGAGGAATGATTGGAACATTTGGAGTTGAAACAAATGGACCAACTAATTTAAATTTCTATCCAAATGCTGGTGTTAATACTACATGTGCAGTTAAGATTGTTGATTATGAATTTAATTCTAATGCTACTGGGATTGGTTCTACAACATTAGTAGAAGGAATGATGGAATCATTCTATACTTCTATTTCTGCTTCTGCAACTCCTGGACAGAATAATATTTGTGGATTCACAAGTACAGAGTATGAAGGTGCTCATTTTATAATCAACGTAGAAGATACAACTAACAGTAAAGCATCTCTGAGAGAAATGCTTGTTTCTCAGTCAAGTGATGGTATTACTGCTCAAGCATATTCTTCAGAGTATGGTGAAGTTCTTACTTATGATGATGATGGTAATGGATTGGATGTTGGATTAGGAACGGTTGGTGCTGGTTTCTCAGGTAGTGACTTCTGTGTTTACTTTACACCAAATGCAAACATAGCAACTAAGGTAAGAGTATATGGTCAAACTGTAGAAAACCAAAGGTCTGGTGGTATTTCTACTCTCGGAATAGGAGATGGTAATTCAATTGGTCAATTCCGTACTGGAGAAGGTACTTATAGTGGTACTCTTTCTGTTGTTAAACGTAACTTTAATCTTACTCATAGAAACAGGCCAATCTTTAGAAAGGTATGGGATCCTGAAGTTGATACTTCAGTTATTAGTATTGATGCAAATACAATTCAACTTGCAGATCATTTCCTAGTTACTGGTGAGAAACTCACATATGCTTATGATGGAAATGGTATTTCTACATCAGGTGGTGTAATTGGAACTACTGTTTATGCTGTTAAAGTTAGTGAAGACCTAATCAGGTTATCACCTACTGCATCTGATGCTCTTGCAACACCTCCAACAGTTCTTGGATTTACTACAGTTGGAACTGGTAATAGTCATTCAATTACATCTCATAAGCAAGATACTAAGTGTCTAATTGCTCTTGATAATAATATCCAATCACCAATTGTTTCTACTGGTGTTACTGTTGGATTGGTTAGCACCATGAATGCTTCGCAGGTTAATGTTCAGATAACAAACGTTGCTTCAATGGTTGGTGGTGACATAATAAAAGTTGATGATGAATATATGAGGGTTAAATCTACTGGTTATGCTGGTATTGCAAATCAGTTATTAGTAGACAGAGGATGGTTAGGAAGTGATTTAGGTGTTCATACAGTATCCTCTGGTAATAATCTCGTAGTTACTAAGTATGATGGTAATTACACTATATTAGGTAATTCACTAAACTTTGTAGAACCTCCTTATGGTGAAGAGGGTTATGCTGGATTACAAACACGTTCTACTTTCCAAGGAAGATCATTTATCAGAACTGCAGAGTCTGATGATAATGAGGCTTACAATGATAACCTCCTCTTTGATTCTATCTCCAAAGACTTTACTGGTATTGCTAAGACATTTACCTTAACAAGTGAAACATCAAATGTTGTTGGGTTCTCTACCAATAATGGTGTATTCTTGTTAAATGAGATATTCCAAGGGCCAGATGTTGACTACACTTTAACTGAAGATACTAGTGGAATATCTTCTATAACATTTACAGGAACTGCTTCATCAGTAACAGCAGATTTGAATGTCGGTACTCTTCCTAGAGGTGGTATTCTTGTTAATGTTGGTTCTTCAGAAGGATTTGGTTATCAACCATTAGTTGCTGCTGGTGGTACTGCTAATGTCTCTGGATTGGGAACTATTTCCTCTATATCAATTGGAAACAGTGGTAGTGGATATAGAATTGGTATTCAAACAGTATTTGTTGGTGTAGGAACTTCTGGTGCTTCTAAGTATCCAAATATTACTGCTATTGGTACTGCTGTTATTGAGAATGGTTATATTGTAAGCATCGGAGTCACAAATGGTGTTGCTGCTGGATATACATTCACCAATCCACCTCAAGTCTTTATTGACGCTCCTACAGGATATGAAAATATTCCATTAGTTGCTGCAGGTGGTTCTACTACAAGTGGAGTTAATGCTACTGTTGATATCACTGTTGGTTTAGGTAATAGTGTAACTCAATTTAAGATTGGGGACACTGGACGTAACTATGCTGTTGGTGATGTATTAACTGTTCCTGCTAATACTGCAAACTTTACTGGTATTCCAACAACTGGTACACCTGCAAACTTTAAGGATTTCCGTATTGTTGTTGAATCAGTTCATGATGATAGTTTCTCTGGTTGGACATTTGGTCAATTAGAAGTTCTTGATAACTTCAGTCCATTCTTTGATGGAGTTAAAAAATCATTTACAATAAACAAGGCAGGAGTTCCTGTTTCACTTAGATCTGCTAAAGGATCACCTATCAGAATTCAAGATAATTTACTTATCTTTATTAATGATATTTTACAAGATCCTGGTGTTTCTTATGAGTTTAAAGGTGGTAGTGTTATTGATTTCCTTGAAGCACCTAAAGCAGGTGATACTTTAAAGGTATATTACTTTAAAGGATCTGCTACTGACTCTGTATTTGTTGATATTATTGAAACTATAAAGAAAGGTGATAAGATTCGTCTTCGTGATGAAGCCACTAAGTCTTCAACCTTTGGATTTGATCAAACTGAACGTATTGTTAGTGGTATTCAAACCTCTGATAAGTTTAGTACAGTTCAGTACTTTGGTCCTGGTATCACCACTAACACTGCTATGGAACGTCCTTTAACTTGGACTAAGCAGAAGGATGATATTGTTGTTGATGGTGTATATGTTTCTAAAGCAAGAATCATCAATGAATCTGCTATTACTCCTTCTACTAGAATTATTAGTAATGTTGGAGTTGGTTCTACAACAATCTATGTTGAAAGTCTCCGACCATTATTTGATGATAATGAGGAAGGATATACAGGTTCTGAATTGAATTTAGTTATTGTTGATGAAAATGGACCTAAGATTTCTGCTGCTGCAACTGCTATCGTTTCTGACACAGGAACTATTAGTTTAGATTTGACAAATGCAGGTATGGGATATACTGAAGCACCTACAGTTTCTATTAGTACATACTTTGGTGTAAGTACACTTGCAACTGCATCTGCTACAGTAAGTGCTGCTGGAACAGTTAATACATTAACTGTTGATGAAGTTGGTGCTGGTTATACTAATGCAACTACACCTTTAGTTCTAATTGGAGAACCAACTGGTGTTGCTGATACACTTGGAACTCCTACTATACAAGGAGACTTTGGATTTATTTCTGGTATTGCTGCTACTACTGTTGGAGTTGCATCCACTGGACTAGTGTTTGATTTATATGTAAATGAATTATTCAGAGATGCTACCAGAGTTGGTACTGCGGTGACTATATCCGCATTAACAGCAGGTGATATCTTTATGATTCATAATTCTAATACTGGTATTGGATTAACATCCTACGGTACTGGAACTGGTATTGGTACTGTTGGTATTGGATCTACCTTTATAGATAACATATATGAGGCCATGTCTGTTTCATATAGTGAAAATTATGTAGTAGGAGTTGGTACAACTGGGGTTCAAAGAGTCACAGTTAGTGTATCTTCTACAGAAAGTGTTACTACTGGAATTAATAGTTACTTTGGTAATTATACTTTCGGTAAATTGACTAATGTTACTAGAGATAGTGACCCACATGCGTTCAGTATTGTTACTGATGATGGTATTACTGGACTATCAACTGCTCCTGTAATTCGCAGAATTAAAAACATCAAACGTTCTTACTAAATAAAGAAAAAAAGTCTAAGTAAATGTCTGCTATTATAACAGATCAACTAAGGGTCTTGAATGCCGCTAACTTTGCAGCAGGCATTAAGACGACTACGAATAGTTATTATAGTTTTATTAATCTGCCGAACGCAACTGATGTTCAGTCAGATTGGGATACTAATGTTCCTGATCCTAAGGATTCTTTCCATCAAGAAGATAGATATTGGGATACTATGATCGCATTGAAGAAAATCAATGCTGGAGATGTAAAGAGGGTTGTAAGAAAATTACAGTGGACTTCTGGTACAACATACGATTATTATAGAGACGATTATAGTAGGAGTAATACTGCTGCACAAACTGGAGCATCAAATTTATATGGTGCAAATTATTATGTAATGAATAGTGATTATAGAGTTTATATTTGTATTGCTAATGGTTTTGACCCAGATAACTTATTAGGTAAACCGTCTCTTGATGAACCTCTTCACACAGATTTGGAACCAAAAGCTGCTGGTACTAGTGGTGATGGTTATCTTTGGAAGTATCTCTATACTATTAACCCTGGAAATCTTGTCAAATTTGAATCAACTAATTTTATCCCAGTTCCTGATGATTGGGAAACAACCACTAATGCAAATATTACTGCGGTAAGGGGTAATGCTGCTCTTAGTGGAAACCAACTAAAAAATATTGTCATCACTAATAGAGGTGCTGGTTATGGTAATGCTGCTACCTATACCAATGTTCCTGTTAGTGGGAATGGAAACAATGCAAAATGTTCTGTAACCATTAACTCATCTGGTCAAGTATCTGCTGTTAGTGTTACACAAGGTGGTAATGGATATACTTATGGTACAGTTGATCTAGAAGCAGGTGGTATCACTAATACTTCTGGTAGTACTGATGCCGTGTTTAACGTCATCATTCCACCTCAGGGAGGTCATGGTGCTGACATTTATAGAGAGTTAGGTGCAACTAGAGTTCTAGTTTATTCTCGTATTGAGAATGATGATTCTAACCCAGATTTTGTTACTGGACAACAATTTGCAAGAGTGGGTCTTGTAAAGAATCCAGAAGAAAATGCTTCTTCTACAGTTGTTAGTGCTACTCAAGCAAGTGCTGTTTATGCATTAAGATTAACTGGAGCAGGTGTGACTGCAGCAACATTTACTGCAGACTCTAGAGTTCGTCAGACAGTTGGTGTAGGATCTACGGCCGTAGGACAAGTTGTTGCTTGGAATGCTACAACACGTGTTCTTAAGTTTTGGCAATCCAGTGCTCTTTCAGGATTTACTACTGCTGGTATAGCAAAGACAAATCCAGAGTATGGATTTGAGTTACATGATTTCTCATCTACTGTTGCAACAGGCGGAACCACGGTTATTAGTGGAGGATCAGTTGATCTTAGTATTGATCTGGATTATAGCGGTATTACCACTGTAATAAATAATAAAACGTATAACCTGGGACAAACCTTCACAGAAGGAGTTGCTCCACCAGAAGTTAAGAAATACTCTGGAGAGATTATATACGTTGATAATAGGGCATCTATTACGAGGTCCATCAACCAAAAAGAAGACATCAAAATCATCGTCGAGTTCTAAAACATGTCACAGGAAACGAATCTAAACGTTAGTCCATATTTTGACGACTTTGATGCGGCTAATGATTTTCATAAAGTATTATTCAAACCTGGATTCCCAATTCAGGCAAGAGAATTAACTACATTACAATCTATTCTTCAGAATCAGGTTGAAAAATTTGGTGATCATATTTTTAGAGAAGGGTCGAAAGTAATACCTGGTCAATTATCTTTCCAACAAGATTATTATGCTGTTCAAGTTGAAGCAGCATATTTTGGTATTCCTGTATCTTTTTATGCTGAAAAGTTAATTGGTAAAAGAATTAAGGGTGAAGTTTCAGGTGTAACTGCAAAAGTTGTTGATTATATAACCGAAGGAGAATCAGATAATGGAAATTTAACCTTTTATCTCCAATATGAAAAATCTTCTACATCTTTTAGTGGACAGACATTCCAAGATGGAGAAACTCTTTTAACATTAGCATCAATTACATATGCAAATACTGTAATTGCTGGAAATGAAGGATTTGCAAATGCTATTCCTACAGGTGCTACAGCTACTGGTTGTGCTGTTCAAATTACAGAAGGTGTTTATTTCCTTAGAGGTAATTTTGTAAGAGTTGCAAAACAAACTCTTATTCTTGATCAGTACACAAATACTCCATCATATCGTGTTGGATTAAGTGTACAAGAGGAAATTGTAACTGCTGGTGCAGATCCATCTTTATATGATAATGCTAAAGGATTTTCTAACTTTGCTGCACCTGGTGCTGACAGACTTAAAATATCTGCTGTTTTAGCAAAGAAAGAAGTTGATGAACTTAATGATGAGAATTTTGTTGAAATCATGCGTCTGGTTGACGGTGAAAAACAGTTTTTTGAAGATGATTCTCAACTTGCACTTATTAGAGATGCTTTAGCTAAGAGAACTTTTGATGAATCTGGAAACTATTATGTAAAACCATTTAATATTAAGGTCAAAGAGTCTTTAAACGATAGAAAAGGAAATAAGGGTGTATATTTACCAGGTCAAACAACACAAGACGGAGGTACGCCATCGTCTGATTTGATGATCTATCAGATCTCACCTGGTAAGGCCTATGTTCGTGGATATGATATTCAAACAATTAGTAATACCAATTTAGATGTTCCCAAAGCAAGAACTACAAAAGAAGTAAAAAATATTGGATTAGACTTTAATACTGGTACTCAGTTTATTGTTAATAGAGCATTTGGAACTCCAAATGTTGGATTAGGAACTACTGCTTATGTTTCATTGAGAAGTGAAAGAATAGGTGTAACTAGTGCAACTGCTGCAGGAACCGAAATTGGTAAAGCAAAGGTATATAATTTTACTGCAGAATCAGTAAATCTTAAGTCATCAGATCAAGATCAGAATGAATGGGACTTACGTTTATTTGATGTACAAACTTACACAAAATTAGGAATTAGTACTGACATCGATATTTCCCTACCAGCACGTATTACAGGCGATTCTAGCGGTGCTGAGGGGTTCCTGGTGAGTGCTGTGGCGGGTGGCACAGAATTAACTCTTTATGGAAATAGTGGCAATTTTGTTAGAGATGAATCATTCTCTGTTAATGGAAATGTTGTTGGTCCAATTGTTAAGACTGTTACTGATTATGGATTGAATGATATCTTCTCTGTTTACTCAAATCCTGGAGTAGGTCAGACATTTAATGCTGACTTTAAATTAACTCATTCTATTACACCTAGAAATAAAACATTTATTGGTAATGTACCAACATTCACAATTACACCAGGAAATCAAGGTATTTCTACAGTAACTAGTCCTGGTAATAATTTTGCAGGTATTGTAACAACTGGTGATTATGTTTCATATGGTGGAACTACTACTGATATCAGTCTTAATAGAATAACTGCTGTTGCTGATGATGGTTCCAATATAACCGTTGCAGCTGCAACATCTGTATCTGGTATATTCAATGGACAACTTCCAGGTGTTAATGATGTTGTAACTACTAATTTACAACTTCGTTTTCTTGATTCTAGTTTAAAAGATGATAATAGTTTTGTTACAAAATTACCTAACAGTAATATAAGCGATATTAATATACTCGATTCTGATATTATTGTTAAAAAACAATTTAAAAATGTAACTGTAGCAGGTAGTCAAATTGCCGATTCACAGTTTAGTATAAGTGCAGACTTTACGTACATGCCATTTACTCCACAGAGATATGTAATCTCTTATGGAGATGGTTCTCATGAGCCTCTTACTGCTGATCAAATTGACATTAGTAATGACAGTAAAACTCTTAATTTTGTTAATCTTTCGGTTGCTGCAGATGCACAAACTAGAGTTGATGTAACTTTAAAGAAAAAAAATCCATCATCAAAAGAAAAAAGATGGACTGCAGGGACTACAGTTATTACTAGATCTAACAAAGTAGGGTCTGGTACTACAAGTCAAAGTCTTCAAAATGGATTGACATATAGTAATCTTTATGGAACTCGTGTTGAGGATACAGATATTTCTTTAAATGTTCCTGATGTAGTAAAAGTATTGGGAATATATGAATCAAATGATATGACAGATCCTGATCTGCCATCAATTACCTTATCTTCTTTATCTGGTCCTAATGGAACAACTGCAGATTTAACTGTAGGTGAAGAAATTATATCTAGTGATGGAGCTGTTGCAGTAGTTGTTGAAATAACAAGTTCTACTCAACTTGGTATTGCATATGTTAATGATACTAAATTCAATATTGGTGATGTAGCAAACTTCCAATCTTCTGGAATACAAGCAACCGTAACTGCGTTTACAATAGGTGATAGATTAATTTCTTCTAAGTATGAAGTTGATAATGGTCAAAGAAATTCTTTCTATGATTATTCTAGAATTATTAGAATAGGTAATGAAGCAGAACCAACTCGTAGATTAAAAATTGCATACTATCATTATGTTGTTCCATCTACTGATGAGGGAGATATCTTTAGTATCAACAGTTATGGTGCAGACAGATTTGATGATGATATTACATACTTAGATCCTCCATATTATACAGAAAGATTAACTGATTTTATTGATATCCGTCCTAGAGTTTCTACTTATGATCCATCTAGTGCAACAAAATCTCCATTTGAATTTGATTCAAGAACGTTTACTGGAACTGGTCAAACACCGCCAAATATTCTTTCTGATGATGAAACTTTAAATTTAACATATAATTATTATCAAGGAAGAATTGATAGATTGTTCCTAACAACTAATGGTTCTTTCCAAGTTCAAACTGGAGCTCCTGCGGATAATCCAACTCCTCCAGAATCTATAAGTGGATCTTTAGATGTTGGTACACTCTTTATCCCACCTTATACATTTGAAGCACAGCAAGTTAAGTCTCTGTTAAAACAGTATAAGAGATATCAGATGAAGGATATCACTAGACTTGATAATAGAGTTAGAAATCTTGAATATCATACTGCACTTACATTACTTGAAAGTGATACTAAAAATATGTCCATCAAAGATGCTGATGGATTGGATAGATTTAAGTGTGGATTCTTAGTAGATAACTTTAAGCATTCAACTGCTCAAGCAAATAGTGATCCAGATTTTAATGCTTCAATAGATCAAGATCTTGGTGAGTGCCGTCCATCTCATTACACAACTGCTGTTGATATGTTATTGGGTACAAACTCAATAATTGGAATTGGACAAACTGCAGATCCATCTCAAGATTTTGCTTTTGCGAATGATCTTGTTGGAACTGGATGCCGTAGAACTGGTGATTTAATCACCCTTGATTATACTGAAGTTGCTGCTGTAGCAAATACATATGCATCTAGAACAGAAAATGTTCAGCCTTTTGCTGTTGTTTTCTGGAATGGAGACATGGAATTAAACCCATCATCTGATGTTTGGGTTGATACTAGAAGAATAGATGCACAGGTTGTTAATATTGAAGGTAACTTTGAAGACATGATAGAAGAGAATGGGGCTGATCCTAATACAGGATTAATCTCTACTCAATGGAATTCATGGCAAACTGATTGGATTGGTGTTGATGTACAAGGAGAAGTTACTACAGAGGTAAGAACTGAATTTGTTAATAATCCTCCGAGAGTTATAAGACAAAGAAGAGTTCCTGGAAATAGAACTACTAGACAAACCAGAACAGTTACTGCAAGAGCTAGAGACATTAGAGTTAGAGTAGATAATACTACCACTACTACAACAACTAATCAGTCTAGAACTGGACTTGCAACAAGAGTTGTAGAAAGAATTGATTCTGAATCTTTAGGAGATAGAGTCGTTAATCGTCAGAATATTCCTACAATGCGTTCTAGGAATATTGAATTTATAGTAACAAAAGCAAAACCAAGAACTCAATTATTCCCATTCTTTGATGGAGAATCTGTAGCTAAGTTCTGCTTCCCTAAACTTTTGGAAGTAACCATGAATAATGGTACATTCCAAGTTGGTGAAACAATTATTGCTACTCCATCAATTTTAGATGAGGGAGCAAGAACCTCAACTACACCTTATATTCAGTTTAGAGCAGCAGTACCAAATCATAAGTATGGTCCTTATAATGCTCCAACTGATACTTATTCAGTAAATCCATATCTAGATGATCAGGGAATACCTGAAGTATATACTTCAACAGCGACTATATTAAATGTTGATACATTCAGTTTACAATTACAACCAGAAGGTCAATATTATGGTTTCCTTAATGGAACCATGACTCTTAGGGGGCAAACAACTGGTGCTCAAGCAACAATTACAACCACTCGTCTGATAACAGATAATGTTGGTACATTAATTGGATCATTCTTTATTCCTGATTCTACTATTAGTGAAAACCCAGAGTTTGCTACTGGTACAAAGACACTTCGTTTAAGTTCATCTGCAGTCAATTCTTTAATTCCAGGAGTTGTAACATCAGCTGTTGAGAAAAATTATGAATCCTCTGGTGTTATTGAAACTCTTCAAGAGAGTATTATTAACACAAGAAATGCTGAAATTGTTACTGAGAACCTAACTGACAATAGAGTTCTTACAGATGTTCAAAGAAGAGTTAATCAAAGAAGAGATATTGGAGTTATTAGAGAAAGAACATCCACTTTCCAACAGCAAATAATAACTCAATGGTATGACCCTCTTGCACAATCATTTGATGTTGGAAATCCTAATGGTGTATTCCTTACATCTTGTGATTTGTATTTCTCAACTAAAGATGAAGAACTACCATGTAGTGTAGAAATTAGAACTTGTGAACTAGGAACACCAACAACCACTATTATACCTTTAAGTAAAAAGGAACTTTTACCAACAAATATTAATGTATCTACAGATGCATCTGTTGCTACGAAATTTACATTTGACTCTCCAATATATTTGGAAGGTGGAAAAGAGTATGCATTAGTTGTTGTATCTCCTTCAACAGAATACAATATTTGGATTTCTAGGTTAGGTGAAGAAGATGTATCAACATCTGGATTGGGTGAATCACAAAAGGTCTTAATTACACAACAACCATATTTGGGTTCGTTGTTTAAGTCTCAAAACGCTTCTACTTGGACACCTTCTCAGTTGGAGGATATGAAGTTCACTCTGTATAAAGCAGAATTTACTGCTGGTACTACAGGAACAGTTAATTTCTATAACCCAGAGTTGGGTGTTGGAAATAATGAAATCGTAGAACTCAATCCAAACCCAATTAATACATTATCTAAGAGAGTTACACTTGGTTTAACTTCTTCAATTGCTGATTCTATTGATACTCTTGGAATTACTACTGGAGTTTCTATTGCTCAGACTGGATCTGGACTATCTGGTGGTGTTGGAAATATAATTGCTATTGGTGGTTCTGTTGTAAGTAGTGGTTCTACTGATGGACTATTAGCGGTCAATCCTGGTGCTGGATATACTGTTGCAACTACAGAAAGTATTCAACCATTTACGATTACTGGTACTGGTTCTGGAATGGTCGTTACTGTTCAGGTATCTACTGCTGGTTCTGTCTATCAGGATCCTAATAATAAGGCTGGTTTAGTTGGTCTTGTTAGTGTAACTGATGGTGGTAGAGGATATAAGGTTGGTGATGTAGTTGGTATTCCAACTGCTTCTATGAATGGAATAGGAACAGGAGCTCAACTATCTGTTGTTTCTATAGGATTTACTAATACATTATTCCTAGATCAAGTTCAGGGTGACTTTGTTGCTGCTGGATCCAGCATGAATTATGTTACCAATACTGGTATAAGATCTGAGATTAATGGTTCTGGGTCTAATGTAACAATCTTGAATGGTCAAGCAATTACAGATCCTTTCTATGATGGAAAATCAATTCAGGTTCGTCAGAAAAATCATGGTATGCATGAATCTAACAACCTTGTTAAGATTGAAGGAATTGTAAGTGACATTGCTCCAACTTCATTGACTGGTGCTTATGGTAGAGACAATACTGGAGATTTGGTTGTAAATGCTGGTGCTGCATTTACTAATTTTGAAGGTGTTGGTGTTGGTACAACCAATCCTGGATATGCGAAGATAGGAAACGAAATTATCCAATACACTTCAGTTAATACTAATACTCTTAGTGGTATAACAAGAGCACAAGATTCAACTCTTGCATTTACTCATCCAGTAAATCAACTTGTTTATAAGTATGAATTTAATGGAGTATCCTTAAGAAGAATTAATAAGACACATAATATGTCTGAGGTTGCCAATCAAGGATCTCATCCAATTACAATGGACACTTATTATGTTGCTATTGATAGTGATGCATCATCCTCTGATGGTGTTGGAATAGGAGTTAGTAGAACTGCAAGTGCTAATGGATTCCCAAGTCTATACTTTAGCGATACAAAGAGTGGTGGAGAATCTAGAGTTACAGCTTCTCAAAACATTCAATTTGAAGTCCTAACACCAAATGTACAGACTATAATACCTAAAGGTACTTCTATCAATAGTAGAGTCAGAACTATTAGTGCTAGAAGTGTTAGTGGTACTGAGACTTCATTTGATGATCAAGGATTTGAAACCATAACTCTTAATGAATCTAATTACTTTGATGATCCTCGTATGATCGCTTCTAAAGTAAATGAAAATAGCAAGTTAAGTTCTTTACCTGGTAACAAATCACTCAATATACAATGTGATTTAAATAGTAATAGCAGTGATATATCACCAGTTATTGATATTGATAGAGTAAGTGCTATTCTTACAACTAATAGAGTTGATGATACTGTTGGAATCTTTGCAAATGATGCTAGAGTGAAAATACCTGGTGAGGATCCAACATCAGCAACTTATGTTACTAAGAACGTAGGACTTGAAGTTCCTTCTACAGGACTTAAAGTTATGTTCTCTGCTAATAGAGCTTCTACTGCTGATATTAGAGTTGCATATGCACTCTTTAGAAAGGATGATGCTGAGAATGAATTACGTTATCAGTTATTCCCAGGATATGATAATCGTGATGAAAGTGGTCAAGTTATTAATGTAAGGAACAATTCAGGTCTTCCTGATACATTTGTTGCTCCTTCAATGCAGAAGGACACCTTCCGTGAGTATGAATTTACCATTGATTCACTTAAAGAATTTGATGGATTTAAGATTAAAGTTATGATGACCGCAACAAATCAGGCACGTCCTCCAAGGATATCTGAATTCAGAGCGATTGCATTATCATGATCCCTGTAAAAGATAACCATTCTCTTTACAGAGATGAAAACTCAAACGCAATTGTTTCAACTGACATGACTGCTTACAAAAATTATGTTAATGCTCGAAATCATAAAAAAAGTGAGAGGGCAGAAATAGATGAACTTAAAGGTGAACTCAAAGAGATTAAGGAAATGTTAAGGAGTATTGTAAATGGCAACTAGAACCTTCACATTTGATTCAACTTCTGACTACCCATCAGTTTCTGATTTGGTAGTTAATGTTGGTGCATCATTTACTTGTACTTTTACAGTTAATGATACGTCTGGTACTGCGATAGATTTTACCAACTATACTGCAGAGTCTTCTCAGATGGCAAAGTATGTTGGAGCTGGTGTAACTGCAACATTCTCAGTTGGATTTTCCAGTGCTTATGATGGCAAAATGTTTATTGGGTTAACAACAACTCAGACATCAGAATTGAAAGAAGGAAGACATGTATATGATGTTAATGTTAAGACAGGAGATACGGTTTATAGGATAGTTGAGGGTCAAATAATGGTTAGGGGTGGTATATCATCCACTCTTTGATAAATACTTAGAAAACTGGGAATATGTCAAAGCCAGCTTCGAGAACTGAATTAATCGATTACGCTAAGAGGCAACTTGGTGCTCCCGTTCTCGAAATAAATGTTGCTGATGAACAGATCAGTGATTTGTTAGACGATGCATTCCAGTTTTGGAATGAAAGGCATTATGATGGTGTCGTGAAGATGCCTATGAAATATCAATTTACTGAGGATGATATTAGTAGAGGTAATGGTACAGTAGGAATTGTAACAACAAATGTCACACAACCAGCAAGTTCAGGTATAGGAACTACTGCTGGTGCTGATGCCACATTTAAGTTTACTGAGAATAGTAATTATATTAAGATGCCTGATAGTATCATAGGTGTTAATAAGATATACAGGTTTGATGGTTCTAATACCATGACCAATAATATGTTCAGTGTTAAATATCAGTTATTCTTAAATGATGTTTATTACTTTGATTCACTTGAATTGTTGACATATGCAATGACAAAGACGAAGTTAGAAGATATTGATTTTCTACTAAACACTGAGAAACAGATTAGATATAATATTAGACAAGATAGATTATATCTTGATATTGACTGGGGGGAGGTAACTAAGAACAGTTATATTATTATTGATTGTTGGAGGATTCTTGATCCGTCAGATTCTACTAAAGTTTATAATGATAGATTCTTAAAGAGATACTTTACTGCTTTATTAAAGAGGCAGTGGGGCCAGAATCTTATTAAATTCCAAGGAGTTAAACTTCCTGGTGGAATTGAATTGAATGGTCGTCAAATGTATGATGACGCTCAACTTGAATTAGATAAGATTCAAGAGAGAATGACTTGGGATTATGAAGAACTACCACTTGACATGATAGGATAATGGCATTAAATCCATTTTTTACACAGGGAACTAAAAACGAACAGAATTTAGTTCAGGATTTAATCAACGAACAGTTGAAGATGTATGGTGTTGAGTGCTATTATCTTCCTCGTAAATTCCTAACAACTAACACTGTTATTAAAGAAGTAGTTCAATCTAAGTTTGATGATGCTTATCCATTAGAAGCATATGTCAATAACTATGATGTCTATCAAGGAAATGGTACAGTATTGTCGAAGTTTGGTATTGAAGTTCAGCAAGATATTAATCTTACCATATCTAAAGACAGATTCGAGAATTATATCACCCCTCTTATTAGAAATGAGTCGGGAATTAAATTATCCACCAGACCAAAAGAAGGAGATCTTATCTGGTTCCCGCTTGATGATAGACTGTACGAAATCAAGTTTGTTGAACATGCAAAACCTTTCTATCAATTAAAAGAACTCTATGTCTATGAATTACAGTGTGAAGTATTCCGTTATGAAGACGAAACAGTTGACACTGGAATTGGTTCTATTGATGACGAAACAGAAGACCTTGGATATAACCAAACTCTCACACTTACTGGTGTCGGAACAACAGCTACTGCTGTCACCACATTTAGAAACGGCGGTATTCAGTTCATTGACCTCCTTAATTCTGGAAGTGGATACAGAGCTACCCCTACAGTTGCCATTTCTTCTGCTCCAAGTGGCGGCATTACAGCTACTGCTGTAGCGATAACAACTAGTGCGGTTGGATTAACTACATCCTTTGCTATTGAAAGTATACGTATAACTGATCCTGGTGCAGGTTATACAGAGATACCATCAGTAACCTTTAATGGAGGTGGTGGAACAGGTATTGCTGTAACGGTTGGTATAGCAACAACTGGAACAGTTGGTGTTGTTACTATTACAGACGGTGGTTCTGGATACTATGGAACTACCCCTACAATCACCTTTACTGCACCTGGAACAGGTACAACGGCAATTGGTGAGGTAATTGCTGTTGGAGGCACTATACAGTCTGCTAGACTCTCTAACGCAGGTGCTGGATATACTACAGTACCTACTATTACTATTAGTAATCCTGGATTACTTGGTTCTGGTGACTTCTACTTTAATGAAGAGGTTACAGGCGGAACTACAGGAACTAAGGCTAGAGTTAAATCTTGGGATGCAACCACTAAGACACTTGTGGTTGGTATTGCAACAGGAACATTCCTCCAAGGAGAGTCTATTACTGGTGATGAATCCTCAGCAGTTTATACTCTTGCAGTTGATACTACTGATGATATAGTAACCCCATATGCAGATAATCAAACTATTCAATCAGAAGGAGATGATATATTAGATTGGACACGTAAAAATCCATTTGGAGATGCCTAATGCCACTCCCAGAAATTCCTTATGATGAATGGTTCCATGATAGACCACCTAATCCATTAGATACAATGCCAATAGCAACTAATGATCCTATTGACACATCACCGTCAGATATTCAACCACCTGGTGTAGATCAAGAAGAAGATAAAAGTATGCATGAAAAGATGTATGAAATTGCTACTGCAAAATATAATCCTTTTGCTGTAGGTGGTTCAGAAAGTATCCATGATTTTGGTGGTGGCTCTGAACTTGTTAAATAGTAAGTAGTCGAATTATTATCTGTGTTTGAATATTTCTATAATGAGATTCTGCGAAAGACCGTAATTGGTTTTGGAACCCTCTTCAATAACATTACGATCAAGCATTTGGACGGTGATAACAAAGCTGTCAGTGTGATGAAAGTGCCTTTGGCATATGGTCCAATCCAAAAGTTTTTAGCAAGGATTGAGCAAGCACCAGATCTAAAGAACGCACAAACTTTAACTTTACCTCGACTATCATTTGAGTTTACTGGTTTAAGTTACGATCCATCAAGGAAAGTAACACAGACACAAACTTTCTTATCTGCTCCTACTTCTGATAAGTCTAAGGCAAAGAAAGTCTATATGCCAGTTCCATATAATATGACTTTTGAACTTAATATGATTGCAAAGTTAAATGATGATGCTTTGCAAATTGTTGAACAAATATTACCATACTTTCAACCTTCTTACAACCTAACAATTAATATGCTCTCTACTATAGGAGAGAAAAGAGATGTACCTATAGTTTTAGATAGCGTTACGTTTACTGATGATTATGAAGGAGACTTTTCGGAACGTAGAGCTTTAATCTACACAATGACATTTACTGCTAAGACATATCTCTTCGGACCTATACCAGAAGCATCAAGTGGTTTAATCAAGAAAGCAACCATTGATTACAGCACTAGAAAAGGTAAGGACTTTAGGAGAGAAGTTCGTTACAGTGTTACTCCTCAGGCAATTAAAGATTATAATAATGATGGAACTACATATTTGGCAGAGACTCTAGACGTTAAAGAGACTCTTGTTACCGTAGCAGATTCTTCTGCTCTTAGCGTAGATAATCACATCTATGTTGGTACTGAGAACATGAAGATTAAAGAGATTGATGGAAATAATCTCGTTGTTCTTCGTGGTCAAGAAGGAACCAGTGCTGCGGAACATGTTAATGGTGCTACAGTAGATCTTATTACTGCTGCTGATGATGCACTTATTGACATAGGTGATGATTTTGGATTTAATGAAACAACTTCATTCTTCCAAGACTTTAAGCAGTATAGTCCATCTCAGAATAAGGATGTATAATCATGGCAGACTTTACAGAATTGGAAAAGACGTTTGATGTAGCAACTGAAGTTGTAGCAGATGTTAAGAAGGTTGGTATACAAAAACCACCCAAAGATCGGGATAAAACCGATGTTAGAAATGACTACGAATACACAAGAGGCAATTTATACTCTATCATTGAGAAAGGACAAGAGGCAATTAATGGAATTCTTGAACTTGCTCAAGAGAGCGAAATGCCAAGAGCATACGAAGTTGCTGGACAATTAGTTAAATCAGTTTCAGATGCCACAGATAAATTAATGGATCTGCAGAAGAAACTTAAAGATGTTGAAGAGGAATCAGTACAGAAAGGACCATCCACTGTTAACAATTCACTTTTTGTTGGTTCTACTGCTGACTTAGCAAAGATGCTAAAAGATGCAACCAAGGCCCAAAATAAATAACAATATGGCAAACAAAACTCCTCTTGCTGATCTTCCGTCAATAGACGAGTTTATTGTCGAGCCTACATTACCATCGGTAGATGATTTCTTACCAAAAGAAGAAATTGTAGAAGAAGTACAGACTATTGAAGATGCTGATGGCAACTCCTTTCTAGAGGTAGAGGATGTTGTTAAAGCACCTGAGTGGGGTGAGTTGGTAAGGATGGTTAATGATGTTCGTAATGATATACCAGAGATACCAGAAATAAAAGATTACGCACCAGAATTAGAAGAGTTATCTGCTAATATTCAGCAAGTAAAAGATGAGATACCTGTAGTACCTGAAATTAGATATTATGAAAATGAATTAAAAGCATTAAAAGAATCAATTGATAAAGTTGAAAACTCTATACCAACTTTACCTAATTGGATTCATAAGGTTACAGAAGTACCTGATTTTGCTTGGGTTGGAAAAGGATTTAATGTTATTGATGAAGACTTTAGAGGAGTTAGGGATACCATATCAACCTTAGCTGCAAGGGTAACTACTGAGTTAGAAAAGATACATGAAGAAGGTGATACTAAATCATTTGAAACAAAAACTGATTTTAAAACCATTCATGAAAGAGTTGATGTCGTAAGAAAGGATATCTTTAAAGAACTCAGAGAACAATCTACTGTTATCTGGAATCTTCAAAAGAAATTAAAGAATAATCAGAAAGAATTTGAGATAACTTTTAATGAAAAGGTGGGTGAAAGATTCGATGCTTTTAGTGAAGTAACAAAGAAAACTGTAGATAACTTACAAGAATCATTTGTAGAGTCTACAGATAATCTTGCCAAGCACATGGATGGTGAGGTTAAGTCTCTTCAAGAAAGAATACAATCTTTACCTAAACCAAAGTATTATG